AGAGCCAGGTAGTCAGCCTGTGCCCAAGTGATAGAATAATAATAAATAAACAAATGAAAACACTTAATCATCCTCCATATTACAATTATCTTCCTCGAAATTCTGATCGAATTCGAAGGGTTCATTTTCCACCACACTCAAGGTGAAATATGTGTCCAGGGTTTCGGTAACCCCTGGACCATCTACAACATACAATTCCTGTTTCTCATAGATTTCGCGTTCCCATTCGGGAAAATTAAACTCAACCGTTACGCCTAACGATTTGAGTTGGTCGATGAATTTCTCGGTTTCATCCTTACCGTGATGGGCCATCATCTGAACTGCTGTGTCCATCTTTTGCTGGAAAATGCCTAAATCCCCATCATTTGCTTTCTTTTGCCACATAACTTCCCTATATATGACCTTCTTAGGCAGTGGCGCTGCCATATACCCCTTCCTGCACACGAAAGGAGACTTCAAGAAGGTCAAGTCTACAAGAGGTTCTACTGGAACAATTCCTGCAGTTTTTGCTGCACTAGTCACACTCATTCCCAACACAGTGGCATACTGGAAGAATGCCTCTCTATTGAAGTACTCCAACACCTCATCGCGTGCTCCCACGATAAGATCATCTCCATACGTTAACGCCCTCACATCCTTATCAAAATCTTTGAGAGTGAGAGGAAGTCCCTTCATCACACGGGATATGAGATAACACGCCAACACGTGGTACCAGTTAGTAATCGAGTTGAAAACATCAGTAATGGGTGACCCGGAGCAATTCCCGATCTGTTTCTCCATTACCTGATCTCCAACTACGATTGTAGATTGCATTATTGTTTGAATTAGTGCAGTTCTAGCTTCGTTCCTTTCGTTTCCATACGCATGGTTAACTACCACTATCAACGCGTCCACCGCACACTGTGGCACTGAGCCATCATAGTTTGCGTAATCCACATCAAAACCATTTGGCCCGAGTTCATTTAGACCACGCCAATATGCTTGCCAGCACGTATCTTTATCTTGTCCAATCCCATGACATAGATTGAATCCAGCTCG